CTAAAGGTAATCATGCTAAGGCTATGAAGATTGCAGGATACTCAGAAGCAACTAACCCACACCATATTATTAACTCAGTGCGAAAGCACATAATTGAAAGAGCAGAATTAGAGATGGCAGTCAATGCTCCTAAAGCTGTATTATCAATGGTCGGTGTCATAGATGACCCATCAGCCATCGGTAACAGAGAAAGACTAGCCGCTTCACAACAGATATTAGATAGAGTAGGATTATCTAAAGTTGAGAAGTTAAACGTCACATCAGATAAACCAATGGGCGTATTTATTTTACCAGCTAAAGCAAATGATGATAGCACAGAAATTGAATCCGACAAATAGATATAAAACACTAAAAGGTCCAACAATACCTTGGGGATACGAAGCAAATAGTATCGACCCACATTTACTAGAGCCAGTAGACGAACAACTAGAAGCGTTATCAATGGCAGAAGATTATTTAAAAGAGTCCTCATATCCAGAAGTCGCACGATGGCTCACAGAATACACAGGACGCAGCATAACTCCTATGGGATTATGGAAGCGTATAAAGACAGACAAAACAGATAGACGAAGGTATGCTGAACAAAAAAGCCGCACCGCCAAGACCCAAGCTGAAGGCAACATCAAAGCCCAAGCCTTTAACTAAAGAAGAAAAAGACTTAGTTAAAGCTAAGAAACAACAAAGGTCTGCACGTGTGCGTTTAAACATAGCACAACGTAAAATAGCTAAAATAGCTAGGAGTACAGAAGATAATGACATTGCAGAGAAAGCTACAGAGAGTTTGCCTGAAACTTATGCTGTCCAGGAGGAACCAAGTCAAACAGTATTATTCCAACCAAATCCAGGACCACAAACAAATTTTTTAGCGGCTCCAGAACGAGAAGTACTATATGGAGGGGCAGCTGGGGGTGGCAAGACGTATAGCCTAATAGTAGACCCGCTACGTTACTGCAACAACCCGAATATGAACGCTCTTATATTAAGACGTACTAATGACGAACTTAGGGAGATTATACACAAATCTCAGGAAATGTATCCCCAGGCTTTCCCTGGGGCTAAATGGATGGAGAAAAAGAGCCAATGGACTTTCCCGTCTGGTGCTAGAATTTGGATGACATATCTTGAACAAGAAAAAGATGTTCTAAGATACCAAGGACAAGCATTCACTTATATTGGCTTTGATGAGTTAACACAGTATCCGACACCATATGCTTGGGATTATTTACGTTCGCGTCTTAGAACTGCAGACCCGTCGCTCCCCGTCTACATGCGAGGTACGACAAACCCTGGAGGACCAGGGCACGGCTGGGTCAAAAAAATGTTCATTGACCCTGCTCCAGCGGGTAAGCCGTTTTGGGCGACAGATATTACGACTGGGGAAACTTTAAAGTACCCCAAACAACATGCGAAGTCTGAACAGCCTTTGTTTAAGAGAAGATTTATCCCTGCTAAGTTAATGGATAATCCTTTCTTATACGAGCAGGGAGACTACGAAGCGATGTTGCTGTCTCTACCAGAGACACAACGTAGACAATTATTGGAGGGAAGTTGGGATGTTGCAGAAGGTGCGGCTTTTTCTGAGTTCGATAGGCGATATCACGTTACGGATGTATTTACGATTCCAGACAATTGGAGAAAATTTAGGGCATGCGATTATGGATACTCTTCCTATTCTGCAGTCTTATGGTTTGCAGTTGACCCAGCTACTGAGCAACTCGTGGTCTACCGCGAAATGTATGTATCAAAATATACAGCCAAAGATTTGGCGTTTGCTATCTTGGATGTGGAAAGAAATGATGGACAAATCTCGTATGGTGTACTCGATAGCTCGTGTTGGCATAAAAGAGGGGATACGGGTCCTTCCTTGGCGGAACAAATGATTTCAGTTGGTTGTCGTTGGCGACCAGCAGACAGAAGTAAAGGAAGTCGTGTAGCAGGTAAAAACGAAATACACAGAAGACTTCAAGTAGATGATATTACAGAAGAAGCAGGTCTAACTATATTCAACAGTTGCACTAATTTAATTGCACAGTTACCTATTATACCTTTAGATAAAAGTAACTCTGAAGATGTAGACACGAAAGCAGAAGACCATTTGTATGATGCTTTGAGATATGGTATAATGACCCGACCAAGGTCTAGGTCTATTTTTGATTATGACCCAGCAGCGATGCCAAGAACATGGAATCCTGCAGATAGAGTATTTGGATATTAAATATGGAAAATGAAAACGAAAACATAGAAGAAATGGTATTTGTCCCTAAGAACCCAAAGGATGAACTAGCTAATTATGTTACAGAAAAGTTTACGAGTGCAGAGGATGCAAGACTCTATGATGAACAGAGATGGTTAAACTCTTACCGTCAATATAGAGGTATCTACAGCACAGACACACAATTTACAGAGACTGAGAAGTCCCAAGTATTTATTAAAATAACCAAAACAAAAGTTTTAGCAGCCTACGGTCAAATAATTGACGTTCTATTTGCTGGACAGAGATTCCCATTAGGGGTTGACGCAACTAGAATACCTGACGGTGTAGATGAAGCAGTAAACTTTGACCCTAAAGAACCTGATAATGCCTTAGAAGAATTAAACAATGTATATGGCTTCCCTGGAGATGGGCAAGATATACCTAAAGGGGCTACCCAAGATACCTTAAGAGATATGAAACTTGGGGCATATGAAGATGACCTTGAGGCTATAAAAGAAAAACTAAAGTCTGGCACAGGTTTAACACCAACTGCACAGACATACTACCCAGCACAGAAAGCTGCTAAGAGAATGGAAAAGACTATTCTTGACCAACTCGAAGAATCAAATGCATCTAAGCATCTAAGAACTGTTGCTTTTGAGATGGCATTGTTTGGTACAGGAATACTTAAAGGACCTTTTGCTTTTGATAAAGAAAGAGCTAATTGGGATGAAGAAGGTAACTATTCACCAGAGAGCCAAACTGTACCAAGAGTAGAATCAGTTTCTACATGGAACTTTTACCCTGACTATGATGCAAACAATATGTCAGAGGCAGAGTACGTTATTGAAAGACACAAGCTAAGTTATTCAGAACTAAGAAACTTAAAGAAGAGACCTTACTTTGATACCGATGCTATAGATGAGTGTGCCGAGATGGGATACAACTATACACGTAAATGGTGGGAGAATGATTTAAGAGATAACGAAACTCAATATGATGTAAACAGATTTGAGGTACTGGAGTTCTGGGGCAACATAGACAGAACTATGGCAGAAGAAGCTGGATTAGAAATACCTAATGATTTTAAAGATGTAGATACATTACAAGTTAATATATGGGTATCTAATAATAAGATACTACGGCTAGTTATAAATCCATTTACACCTAAGCGTATTCCATACTGTGCCGCACCATTTGAGATTAATCCATATAGTTTCTTCGGTGTAGGATTAGCTGAGAATATGTCAGATACTCAAACACTTATGAATGGTTTCATGAGAATGGCAGTTGATAATGCTGTATTGTCAGGTAACTTAGTATTTGAAATTGATGAAACTAATCTAGTTCCAGGACAAGACTTACAAGTATATCCAGGAAAAGTATTTAGAAGACAGGGTGGTGCTCCAGGGCAAGCCTTATTTGGAACAAAGTATCCGAATGTAAGCACAGAGAATATGATGATGTTTGATAAAGCTAGGTCATTAGCAGATGATGCAACAGGAATACCATCTTATTCACATGGACAAACTGGTGTTGCAGGCACAGGCAGAACTGCTGCAGGTATCAGCATGTTGATGGGAGCGGCACAATTAAGTATTAAGAGTGTTGTAAAGAACTTAGATGATTATCTATTACAACCTCTAGGAGAAGCATTGTTTGCTTTTAATATGCAGTTTGACTTTGATAAAGAAGCTAGAGGCGATTTAGAAATAAAAGCCAGAGGCACAGAAAGTCTAATGAAGAACGAAGTAAGAAGTCAAAGACTTCTACAGTTACTTCAGATGTCAGGAAATGCTGCTGTAGCTCCTTACTTAAAGATACCAGTTATACTAAGAGAACTAGGTGCGGCTATGGATTTAGACGCAGAGAAACTTATCAATGATGAAAGAGAAGCATTCAAGCAAGCAGAGATATTAAAAGCTGCTGGTGGTTTACCTACAGAACAGGGGCAAGCACAGGGAGTTAATCCTGCCGACCCTTCAGGTGGAGGTGGTGGTAACATAGGTGTAGGGCAAGCTCCAGTTCCAGGAGAGCAAGGATTTAGTGCACCTCAGAATCCTTCACCAGGACCTCAGCAACAAGACCCTGCTGCTATGGACCAACTACAACAATTACTAGGGGGTAGATAATGATAACAGAAGTAGCTAAAAAATTATTACCTCTTGTTAGCGTAAAAAAGAATACAGATATATTAGAAGCATATATGGAGTATAGAGTAGCTGAGTTACACAAACTACTAGAACAGCATGAGGATATATACAATATCAATAAAGCTCAAGGAGCAATTCAAGAAGTACGAAGACTTAAGACTCTTCGTGATGAAGTCATAGCAAGAGCAGAGAAGTAGGAGACATTCATGGCATTACAAGAACCCGCAGGATTAGGTACATCCCCAATGACACAAAAGACCAGTCCGCCTGTAGGCAACAAAAAAACAAAAGTAGAGAAGATGCCTAAGAGAGGTGCTGCTCCTAAAGTAGTTGACCCTAGAGATGAAGTTATGAAGCTTGTAGCTAAGAAATTAAAACAAGATAAAACAAGTGTCGGAATAGCTAGTCCTACTGCTCCTATGCCAACAGAGATGCCTGCTCCGATGACTACAGCTCTAGCTGCTCCACAAGTACCTGCCAAGAAAGCTGAAGAAGAACAGTTACTTAGCCCAACTCCTATAATGGCGGCTAAAGGTAAGTCTATTGAGAGTGGTGACAAGGGTACCAAAAAAGGTAAAGGGTTAGCTGTAGTAATTGATATGGGTAGTCCAGACAAACCAGAATATGAAGAAGCATCAATGGGCACTCCTTCTGACCCTCCTCCAGGTGCTACATCCGATGAAGTTAAGGATAATCAACAGGTGTTACTTAGCGAGGGAGAATTAGTTGTACCAGCTAATGTAGTTAGATATCATGGTCTTGGAATGTATGAAGGATTAAGAAGAGAGGCACTAAGAGGACTAGGGGAAATGGAAGATGCTGGTCAAGTAGAATATATTGATAATGATGTTAAAACTGCAGCCGCAGGTATGACTATTATGAATGCACAACCTAATGTAGCAACTTTAGGAGGCATACAAAAACAACAAGCTATATATAATCCTGCATTAGGAAAATATGGAACAGCCGCAGCTCCTGAAGCTGCCTCAGCTAAATTTGTACAATCTGCAGGTTTCATTGATAAAAATAAAGATGGTATAGATGACAAGTTGCAACCTAGTATTAATAAAGGCATAGCTTCTCCAGTTGCTACACCTGAAACAATTACACCTGCTGCTCTTAAGCTTGGTCCAACAACTAATCCAAATACAGTTGTAGGTGCTGGTAATGTAGGTTCATATACAGCTAATCAAACATATAAGCCAGGAGATGATACTACACCTCCTCCTGCAGATGATGCTCCAGAAGCTCCATTAGTCAAAAGACCTATTCAACAAGATACAGGTGGAGATGACCCCGTAGAAACAGAACAAGAAAAAGCAGCAAGAAATTTAGCCAATGAAAAAATTAATAGAGCTAAAGAGTTGGGACATAATTATAATCCTGTAAAACAAATTGCGTTAGCTATGTTACCTTTAGGTTTCTTAGGAGTAAACCAAGCTCCTGGGACAGTTACTTTAGCTGGTAATGTCGTAGGTAATGACGGAAGAGAGTATGACCCGTTAACTGGTAAAGTAGCATCTAGTGGAAGTATGATTACAGATATCTCTAATAAACTACAAGGTAAAGACATAAGTAACATAGGACCTGGAGGAGAAATAGTACCTGATACAAAAGACCCTATAGGATTTACTCCTATGACAGCTGCTGGATTAGCTCAATATACTATTGAAGAAATGAGAGCCGCAATCGGAGAACAAGAGTTAATAAATGGGGTTAACACAGAGTTAGCTAATTTACAAAAAGAAAATAATAAATCATTAGTGTCTCCTGAAGCCCCCTCATTAAAAGTAAATAGTATGGAAGAACTTATGCAAAAGATTGCTAGTGGTGCGGTTTCACTTGATACTAATTTTCAAGCACAAAGAGATGGGGCATCTGCAGGTCCTCTTGCACAAGAAATAAAGACTACTGGAGATATGCTAACTGCTGAAGCAAGGGCAAATATTGAAGCAGACCCTAATTATCAATCATCGAGAAAAAGTTTTGAAGGGTTAACAGAGGATGGTCTCAATCAAATACTTAATGACACTATACCTTCTACTGTGGCACAGAAAGCAGCAGCACAAGATTTAAAAGAAGAGTTATTGTTAGATAGAATATCAAAAGGTACTGATTCAACAGGAGATGCTGGTAGACAAGCTGAAAGAGAAAGTGGTTTTGACGTAGAAGAAACTTTTGGAAGTGGTAGAAAATCACAAAGAGATTCAGCATTAGACACTTTTAATGAAAATGCAAAGTCAGATATTGAATCACGAGGAGGCACTAAGAGTGTTGGACTAAACGATAATGGTTCATTCTATAGTGAAAACAATGATGGCTCATTTACTCATGAAGATGGTACAACTGTAAACTTTACAGATAGCGAAGGCAAACCAGGTAATGCTCCACAGAATACAGAGCGGGAACAAAGAATGGCAGAGAGAACTGCACAATATGATGCCCCAGATGATGATACTGCAAGTAGCGGAGAGAGCGGCAAAATAGTTTGTACAGAAATGTATAGACAGACCCAACTAGACGATTGGGCACAGGCTATGAAGACATGGCACATTTATCAGAAAAAATACTTGACACCTATACATGAAATAGGTTATCATTCGTTATTCAAACCTTTTGTTCGTGGTATGAAGGTTAATAGGGCACTAACAAACCTAGGTGCTTATCTTGCCAAAGAACGAACAAAACATCTTAGACATATTTTAACAAAAGGCAAAGCTAAAGACAGTATAGTCGGTAACATCTTTTGTAAAATAATCCATCCTATAGTTTACTTAGTAGGATTGGCAGTTCATAAAAAATAATATATGAACTAATACACTGGCTACCAACCCCCCAACATGGCTACGGTTGCCCCAACAAGGAGAAGTAATATGGCTGAGATTGCTGTAGAACAAAAAATAGTTAAAACCCCAATGAGATATACACGTAACGATGATAAAGAAGCGTTAGAGTTAGAAAAGAATTTAAAAGAAAGAGATATAGCTTTAGGTAAAGTTAAAGAAGAAGCAGAAGATATTGCTGAAACAGAAACTTTAGCACCAGAAGAAAAAACCTTTAAGAAAAGATATGGTGATTTAAGAAGGCATACTCAAGAAAAAGAAAAAACTTATCAAGATGAAATATTTAAGTTAAAGCAACAGCTTACAGATACAGCAACTAAAGAAATCAAATTACCTAAATCTGATGAAGAGATTGCTAAGTGGTCTGAAGAATATCCTGATGTAGCTAAAATAGTAGAAAGTATTGCTACAAAAAAAGCAAAAGAATTAGATTCTACATTAGAAGAAAGAATGAAGTTAATTGCAGATAGAGAGGCACAATCTAGTCGTGCCATGGCAGAAGCAGAACTTATGACTATACATCCTGATTTTGACACAATTAGAAACGACCAAGAGTTTCATGATTGGGTTGAAATACAACCTAGATGGGTTCAGCAGGCTCTTTATGAGAATGAAAACGATTCAAAGTCTGCCGCAAGAGCAATTGATTTGTACAAAATAGACATGGGATTAACAGAAACTCCCAATAAAAAGAAACCAGATGCTTCTAAGGAAGCTGCAAAAGCTGTAACTAGAGGAGCAACGAATGCCCCTTCAGCTACTAAGTCAGGACAAGCAAATCAGATTAGAGAGTCTGATGTTGCTAAGATGAAAGGTCATCAATTTGCAGCTAATGAAGAGGCTATCAGCGAGGCTATTAGGTCTGGAAACTTCATATATGATGTAAGTAGACCAAATCGTTAATTTTTTACTTTACATTTGTTCCATAATGTGTTACAAAATGTATATATTCCGCAGCCCATATATAGTATGACTACCTGCAAACTACCCACATCACGAATTATTTACTAAAAAACTACCTAGTTTTATTTAGCCCCTTATGGACACCTAATGTTTAGCTAGCCTTTTTGATTGTATGCAACTCGTATTTTTTAAGCCCAAGGAGAATTATCATGGCTTTTACAACCGCAGCTGGATACGGGAATTTACCTAATGGCAATTTTAGCCCCATTATTTACTCCCAAAAGGTTCAGCAAGCTTTTCGTAAATCTTCAATAGCAGAAACAATTTGTAACTCTGACTATTTTGGAGAGATTGCGAATTATGGTGATACTGTAAAAATTATCAAAGAACCAGAAATCACTGTTAAATCTTATGCCCGTGGCACAACTATTCAGCCACAAGACCTAGACGATGAGGAATTTTCTCTCACCGTAGATAAAGCTAACTATTTTGCTTTTAAAGTAGATGACATTGAGGAAGCTCATAGTCATGTAAACTTTGAGTCAATGGCTTCTGACAGAGCTGGTTACAGACTTCGTGACCAACACGACCAAGAAGTTTTAGGCTACTTAGCAGGTTATGCACAATCAGCGTTAAATATAAATGCTGATGGAGTTAACACTTCTACTAACGGTACTGTTGCTGTTTCAACTGCTGGTACTGATGAATTGTTATCAAGCATGAAGCTAATCAAAAGTAGTTTTGCCAACATCACAACATCAAGTGCTGGAGACCACTCAATACCAATAGCAACAAGATTGCCTGGTGCTACTTCTGTACCAACAGCAACTGCTACTCCATTACAAGTTGTTGCAAGAATGGCTAGATTGTTAGATACACAGTTTGTAGATAACGAAAATAGATGGCTAGTTGTTGACCCAGTATTCCTAGAGATACTAAAGGATGAAAGCTCAAGAATGCTTGATTCTGACTTTGGTTCTGCTGGAGACTCTCTAAGACAAGGTTTAGTTGTTACTAGATTACATGGCTTTGATGTATATGTATCTAATAACTTACCTGTAGTCGGAGGAGGTCCTGCTACAACAGGTACAGCTAACCAGAATACAGATTACGGAGCAATTGTTGCTGGTCACTCTTCATCAGTAGCTTCTGCTTCACAGATTACGAAGACTGAGTCTTACAGAGACCCTGATTCGTTTGCGGATATTGTTCGCGGAATGCATTTATACGGCAGAAAGATTCTTCGTCCAGAAGCAATCGTGACTGCTAAGTATAACACAGCAGCTTAAGGGAGAATAACTAATGGCAACTTATACTACTAGCCTTCAGGCAGTCCACAGACCATCTGCTCCTGCACCTTACTTAGTAAGTAACACTATTGATATCGCAGTAGAAAACGCAGCTCACACTGCAATCGCTGCTAACGATATCATGAAGGTATTTACTATACCTGCAAACACTCTTCTCATGGCAGCAGGCTATGAAATTGAGGCGTTACTCACAGGTGAGTCAAACGATACTACGTTTAACTTAGGTATTACGGATGCTTCAACAGGCGGTATTGCCGCTGACGTTGATGAGTTCGTAGCTGCTATGGACACTGACGCTATGGCTGTCGGTGCTTATGCAACTATGATTCCTTCAGTGTTTCCTGCAGTTATTGCTGGGTCTACTACAATAGACTTAGAGCTACAAGCTGCAAGTACAGCACCTACAGGTGGAAAAATAAGAGTTTGGGCAGTGTTAATGAACATTGATAACCCAGGTGACTTATCAGCTGACGAAGTCGATAGAGACCAATTAGCTTAAATTTAACGTAAGGGGCTGCTTTAGGGTAGCCCTTTATTCTAAGGATAATAATGGCTCAGACTTTTCTTACATTAACAAACAGTGTTCTATCTCGTATGAATGAAGTTGAATTAACTTCAGCTACTTTTGCTACATCCAGAGGTATACAAACACAAGCTAAGAATGCAATTAATGAGACAATAAGATATATTAATCAAAAAGAGTTTAGCTATCCATTTAATCATGCAACTAACAGTGAAACATTAGTTCCAGGAACAGTAAAGTACACTGTACCAACATCAACAAAACACATAGATTATAACACTGCTAGAATTGTAAAAGATTCTACTCTAGGTACATCTGGAGTAAACTTAAGTACTTTGTCCTATAACGAATACATTGCTAATAATGTAGAACAAGAAGATGAAATAGAGACAACTACTACAAGCACCACACACACCGATAGTGTAACAACTATAACTGTAGCCAGTACTTCTGGCTTTTC